ACTGCTGATGCTGATGTTATTGATGTAGCAGCAGGTGCAGTTGTTGTTGGAAACGTAGTTACTGAAATGCAGAAAATAGTTGATGCTATTCCTGCTACTTTATTTGGTAAGGAAGATTTACATATCTATGTGTCACAAAACATTGCAAAGGCTTATGTTGGTGCAATGGGAGCATTAGGTGGTGGTATCGATAACAAAGGAGCGTTATGGTATCAGAATGGCGCACCTTTATCATTCGGTGGTATTCCATTGTTTGTTGCTAACGGATTAGGAGATAATCAAGCAGTTGCTGCTGAGAAATCTAATCTGTATTTTGGTACATCTTTACTTAGCGATCAAAATGAAGTTAAGTTGTTGGATATGAGGGATTTAGATGGATCACAAAATGTAAGATTGGTGATGCGATTTGCAGCAGCCGTACAGTATGGAATTGGTTCTGACATCGTTCTTTACTCTTAATAAATTTTAAACCATAAGAAAGGGGTAGGTGGTTATGTCTATCTACCCCTTTTTTTTAAAATATAAAAAAATATGGCATGTAATGTATCAGCAGGAAGAGTACTTCCTTGCAAAGCAGGATTCGGAGGAATTAAGGCTGCTTACTTTTTTGATCTAGATGCTCTAAACGGAAGTGATCAACCGACTTATGATGCAGGTGTAATTACTGCATTAGGTACAGGAGCATCTTTAACTGTTTATGAGTACGATGTGAAAAACACATCTTCGCTAGAAACTGCAATTAATAGTTCTAGGGAAACAGGAACTACATTCTATGAGCAAACGCTTAGTTTAACTTTAACTTATCTAGATCCACCAACACAAGAGCAAATTAAATTACTTGCTTGGGGGCGTCCTAGTGTAGCGGTTGAAGATTACTATGGTAATATGTTCATAGTAGGTTTGGAAAATGGTGTAGAAATGACAGGTGGAACAATCGGCACAGGAACACAACCCGGTGATTTGAGTGGATTCACAATGACATTGGTAGGGCAAGAACCCGATCCTGCAACATTTATCACTTCAACATTGATAACAGACGCAACTCCGGGAACAAAAATTGATCCTACTTCAGCAGTAACTCCTTAATTATTTATTTTCTTCTAGTAAAAGCATCTCTTTTTAGGGGGTGCTTTTTTTTTGTCTTATTTAGTTGACAGTACACTACTGTCCATTCTTTTTAACCTTAAAATTGTTTATAAAAATGCAAGAATTATACAATCAAATCCAAAGTTTAGAATCTCAATTAACAGGTAATATGTTCACAGACATGGAAATAAAGGATAAAATTCATAATTTAAAAATGAAATTAAATGGTTCTAAACCTAGTTCTTCGGAAATTGATTGTGTGGGGTGTGGATCATAAAACAAAACCCCAATTTTTTTGCGTTATATAGGTATGATTGTATTAACAACATCAGCATCTGCACAAACATTTAAGATAATACCAAGAGATTACACTTTAACAAGTTTTACAATGGTTATTAGAGATGACAGTACAAATACAAGTGTGACATACAATATTACAGGTGTCACTACAAGCGGAAATTATAGAACATTTCAAAACACATTCTCACCTGTTTTAGTATCAAATCACTTTTACGACATGACATTAAGTTCGGGAACGGATGTTATTTTCAAGGATAGAATCTTTTGTACTGATCAAACAATCAATCAAGTGGATAATGATTATTACAACCTAAATGAAGGACAATTCACAACAGATGATTCTTACAACAACGAATACATAGTAGTATGAAAAGACAAAAGAGTTTACCCAAAGGTGTGACAAAAAACCCAAGTATTGGATTTGTTAATTTAAGCACCTACACTTCACCCGAAGTAAAAGAGGTAAAAAACAAAGATTGGGTAGAATACGGTGTTGACAATAATTACTTTCAATTCTTAATTGATAGGTATAACGGATCACCCACAAACAACGCTGCTATTAATGGCATAAGCCAAGCAATATATGGCAAAGGACTAAACGCAACAGATGCCAATAAGAAACCCGATGAATATGCTCAGATGGTTTCATTATTCGGTAAAGATTGTGTTAGGAAATTATCCTATGATTTAAAATTAATGGGGCAATGTGCTGCTCAAATTATCTATTCTAAAAACAGAAAAAAGATAATTAAAGTAGAACACTTTCCAATAGAAACTTTAAGAGCAGAAAAAGCCAATGAAGATGGAGAAGTTCCTGCGTATTACTATTTTAAGGATTGGACAAACATCAAACCTAGTGATACACCTTTAAGAATCCCTTCATTTGGGATGTCAAAAGAAGATATTGAGATTTTATACATTAAACCATACAAAGCAGGTTTTTATTATTACTCACCTGTGGATTATCAAGGTGGTTTGCAATATTGTGAATTAGAAGAAGAGATTTCTAATTATCACATCAATAATATAATGAATGGGTTAGCACCTTCCATGTTGATTAACTTTAACAACGGCACACCCAACCAAGAGGAAAGGCAATTACTAGAAAGTAAAATTGCATCTAAATTTAGTGGAACAAGTAACGCAGGTAAATTCATACTTGCATTCAATGATAATGCTGAATCAAAAGCAGATATTACACCTGTTCAATTATCAGATGCTCACAATCAGTATCAATTCCTTTCAACAGAGGCTACACAAAAAATAATGGTAGCGCATAGGGTTGTCTCTCCTATGTTATTAGGAATAAAAGACAATAGTGGTTTAGGTAATAATGCAGATGAAATTAAAACTGCATCCTTATTGATGGACAACACAGTAATTCGTCCATTCCAAGAGTTGTTGATTGATTCATTTGATCAAATACTAGCCTACAATGACATTGCTTTAAATCTGTATTTTGTCACTTTGCAACCTTTAGAGTTTACAGAGGTTGACACAACAATACAAAGCCAAGAGGACATCGAAGAAGAAACAGGTGTACAGATGTCTAAGATCAGTTTAAAAGAGATTGATGGGCAAACTGTCTATGAGACAAAAGAAGAAGCCGAAGAGATAGCAGAGGCACTTGGATGTGAAGGCTCACACGAGCATGAGGAAGATGGAAAGATTTGGTTTATGCCTTGTGCTACACATGATGATGCTATTAATCTTAAAAAGCCTTGTTACGATGGTTACGAAATGGTAGGAATGAAAACCAAGAATGGCAAGAAAGTTCCTAATTGCGTACCTATAAAAGCAAATGAAGAAATTCCCGAATTAACAGATGAAATGGGTGATCAAATCCTTGCTGAATTGGAAGGTGAGGTTATCACAGATGAATGGGAATTGGTAGATGAAAGAGAATACGAAGGTGAAAACCTAGAAGAGTGGGCAACACAACTAATTCAACCAACCAAATCAAAACTTCAAAAGTTTGCAGATCAAATTACAGGGAAACCTAAAGTTTTTAGTGTACTAGATAAAAGCCTTTACAAAATACGATACAAGTATTTTAAGAAATCTAAGAAGGCAATGAAAAGCGGAAATGAATCTAGATTGTTTTGCTCAAATATGATGAAGTTAGCAGGGCAAGGAATCATATATAGAATAGAGGATATTGATAAAGCATCAGACAAGGGTGTAAACAAGCGACTAGGACACAAAGGAAAGCCGTATAACCTATTTAAATTCAAAGGGGGTATCTATTGTAGACACGCATGGAAAGAGCAGTTATATAGGCTTAAAAAGAACACAGAGAAAACTGATGATTTTGACAAATACAAGAGAGCAAGAACAATACCTAAAAGTTACAAGCCTTCTCCAAGAGGATGGAAAGAGGCACAAATTGCTCCTGTAAATATGCCCAATCAAGGAGCATATCCAACTAAAAAGAAATAAGAAATGGCAACAGTATTATTCATAAATCGCACCGATCTAGTTAGAAATTCCATCTTAGATGGCAATGTTGACACAGATAAGTTCATTCAATTTATCAAGATTAGCCAACAGATAAATATCCAAAATTACCTAGGCAGCCAATTATACAACAAGTATACAACTATAATAGGAAATGGTGACATAGATACTGCACCTTATTCGGATTATAAGACACTTTTAAATGAATACATTCAGCCAATGTTAATTTGGTTTGCGCAAGTAGATTATCTTCCATTCGCTGCTTACCAAGTAAAGAACGGAGGGGTATTTAAACACACCTCAGAGAACGCTGAAACGGTTAATAAAACAGAAGTGGACTATCTAGTCGAAAAAGCAAGAACACACGCTCAATGGTATGCTAGAAGGTTTATAGACTATATGTGTTTCAACGAGAATTTATTTCCCGAATACACATCAAATGTAAACGATGATATTAATCCAAGTTCTGATGCAACATTTAATGGATGGGTACTTTGAGTTACAAACCGAAGGAAGAAAATATTAAGAAATTAAAGAAGTTTTTATTAAAACTAAAAAAGAATGGCTGATTTATTTAATCAACAAATATCCGCAACATATTCGGGTTTATTAAAAACCACAAGTAATGGTGTTTTAAGTGCATCACTTGCACAAATTACAGATGGCAGAGGAAATGGATCACAGTTGTATCTATCAACTAGCAAGATAAACTTTTACAATGCATACGAATTTCCAACTTCAGATGGTTCAGCAAATCAAGTTTTAAAAACTGATGGTAGTGGTGTTTTAACTTGGGAAGATGATGCTAATACAGGAGGGGTTCAAGTAAGTGGAACACCTACTACTAATCAAATAGCAATTTGGACAAATGCAACTACTATTAAAGGTATGTCTGCATTAGAAATTGATACTAATGACAAAATTACTTTAACTCAAGGAACTAATAATTATTATCTAGGTGGTGGAAATTTAGCAAACAATAATGGAGAGGGAAATGTTGGATTAGGTAATGATGTTTTTAGAGTTCAAACAAGTGGTAATTTTAATATTGGCATAGGAAATTTTGCTTTTTATGATTTTATTACAGGAGTTAGAAACATAGGAATAGGATATAATTCATTTTCTAATACAATAGGTTGTTCAAGTAATGTTGGTGTTGGAGCATCAACATTGGCATACAGTACAGGAGATAATAATACTGCTTTAGGTGATTCTGCTTTAGGCAATTCTAGTTTTACAGGAGCAAATAATACTGCAATAGGTTTTGATTCGGGAAAAAGTATTACAACAGGCTCAAACAATGTAATACTTGGCTCAAACACAGGAAATACAATAGCCACATCATCCAACAATATTATCATTTCAGATGGTAGTGGGAATAATAGAATACAAGTTGATAGTGGGGGTAATGTGGGTATTGGAGTTACACCAACAGATGCTCATCAAATAAGTAGAACATCGGGAACAACTCAAGACGCAAAAAACATTCAATTAAGAATAGGTTCATCAACTACATCATTAGCACCATATATTAGATTTCAAGGGCAAACATCAAGTTCTGTAAATCGTTTTGCGGACATTCAATTAGATACCGTTAATGATCTATTATCATTTTTTCCTCCATCTCAATATGCAAATGCTCCTTCAGCGCTTAACATCTCTTCGGTGGGTGATGCTACTTTTAGTGGTGATGTAGAAATAAAAAATAGCGTAGTACCCACTTTAAAATTAAATAACACAGATACTAGTTTAGGATCACAAACTTTAGGTTCTATTGAGTATTATCAAAACGATGCAAGTGATCAAGGAGTTGGAACAGTTTCAAGAATTAATTGTGTAAATGAGAGTTCTTTTGCAGGTTTAGGTGCTTTGACATTTGAAACGGGTAATGCTACAAGTATTACCGAACGCCTCCGCATTTCCTCGGGGGGTGATGTTTTAATAAATGCAACATCAAAACATAATGTATACACAAATTTTACAACTTTAAAATTATCTAGTGATTCGGGAGATTATTGCCCCATCTTAGAATTTTCGGGAAATAGAGATCAAGGTAATGGAAACCAAAACGCTATGATACAGTTTTGGAATAAAACATCTACTGCGGTTGAAGTAGGTAGAATTACATCATCTCAAGGCTCGGGTGTTAATTATGGGGAATTGCAATTTGCAACGGCATCAAATGGAACACTTACCGAACGCCTTCGCATCTCCTCGGGGGGTAATTTAACAATTGGAACTGCTGCTGCTCAAGATTTTTATTTAGCATTAAGAGGTGGTGTTGGTGGTTTTTTTGGTTGGGATGATTCAGCAAATAAAACGATAGTACAAGCACCTAATACTCGTGCGCTAAGTTTTCAAGTAAACAGTGATACGTTTGGAAGCGGTACTGAAGCACTCACCATATCATCGGCTGCTAAAGTAGGTGTTGGAGTGTCACCCGATACAAATAGTAAATTAACAATAAAAGGTTCGGGAGATAGTACTACAAGCAATTCTATTGCCGTTTACAACTCTACAAATGCCTCTATTTTTACAGTAGTAGATAATGGCGCAGTAAGTATTGGGGGTTCATTCTCAATAGTTCCTTCAAGTGCATCAAGCACTGTGCGTATACAACCCGATGTAGATAATAATGCTTATTTGGGTTTAATTAATAGAAGATACATAGCGGTATATGCAGTAAACGGCTCAATTCAAACATCGGATATTAGAGAAAAAACAGAGATAAAAACAATTAAATTAGGTTTAGATTTTATTAATGATTTAAATCCTGTTAGTTATAAATGGAAAGATTGTAAAAGGCTACAAGGATACGAAAACATAAAAGATGAAAGGAATCATCAAGGCTTAATTGCTCAAGAGTTTGCTGAAACTTTAGAAAAACACGGAATTAATAAAAATGAGTTTGGAGGTTTAGATATACAAAAAACTGAAAAATACGATGATTTTCACGGAATGACTTACTCACAATTAATTGCTCCAATGATAAAAGCAATACAAGAACAACAAACTATAATAGAAGATTTAAAAAGTAGAATTGAAACACTAGAAGGGTAAGGGTTACCCACATTATTAAAACAAGAGTAAATTATGAAAAAAATAGAACCAATAGATATATGGCAGAATGGAACAACCAAAACTGCAACACAGTTACAAGTACAAGGTACTAGTGTAACTTTAGGACAAGCAGCCTCTTTTTATTGGCAATTGCTGACAGAAGAAGGACATCAAGTATCAAATGGTAACCTCGGAATTAGCGGTGAGCAATACACTGCTTGGGGGGCAGATGATGATTACGTTTACACAATTGTAGCAGAGGATTTAAACCTTACAATTATAGAACCATCTGAGGAGGTAAAGGAATCTAGTGAAGTTTCTGAAGATTAATTATCTTTGAAGAAAAAAAACTATGAAAATTACAGATCAAGAATTAGAAACGTTAACTAAGCAAGAAAATCAGAAAAATTCTATCGCTCACGATTTGGGTGTTTTAGAGTCTAGGAAGCACAAGTTGTTGCATTTATTAGATGATGTTTTAGATCATCAAGAAATTACTTTTGAATCAATAGAAGAAAATTATGGAAAAATCAGCATCAACCCCGAAACAGGAGAGTACGAAGAAATCAAGGAAGAAGAAACTAAGTAAAAATCTAAGTTACTCAGAGGGAATACATTCAGATACTGCTAAAAAGTTGGGGATTAGCAATGAACCAACAGATGAGCAT